TTGATTTTTAATCAACATAAAACTCTATTATGCGATATTCTGGAACCTGTTAAGTTAATTAAAACAAACCAAAACAGGGGACAGAAAATGATTGATTTCTCGAAAATCTCGCCGTATGCCATCTTAATTGTCGTGATTGGTCGCTTCTCGGAACCGTTCAAATCAGAGAAAAACAATAAGTGGTATTCTACTTTCCTTTTTGAGGGTGGCAAATTTCTGCTTGAAATGCCACAGGATGTTGCGCCTGGGACTCGCATTCGTGCGGTATTTGAATCTGATCCGGAAGTTTTAATGGATTCCCGTAATCGTTCGAAAACTTCTTTTACACCTGCTAAGGCCTTAGCGTTTGAGCCTTTGAAGTAAACGCACCGGTTAACCTTCCGGTAGGTTCCGCAAAAAGGGAACGCCGGTTTGCCATTTCCGGGATCGCAAAAAATGGCATTTTCTTTTTTAACTTTAGCAGGGGTTAAAAATGCTTACTTCGTATCAGCGTAAAGCGGTTTACCGTGACCGCGAGAATATATTTGCATTCTCGAAATTACACGGTATCGGGCAGGGAAAAACTTTCTTTTTTACTTTGACTTTTAAGGATAATTGCAAATCCCGTAAAGAAGCGGGGGCACGGTGGAACATTATGAGAACGGCGATACAGAAAAATTATCTTGATTTCCGTTATATTCTTGTAGCGGAATGTCAGAAGCGGGGATCCTGGCATTTTCACTGCCTCTGTTTTATTCCGGGGCTTTCCAGTATGAGACAATTTATTACTTTCATTAATGGTTTTTGCTCTGTTTCTCGCCAAAAATTTGGTTTTTGCAAATGTACATGGACACATGGTGAAAATTATAAGGGGGTTGCCTGTTACATGACCAAATATCTTAAAAAATCAGAAGAACATCGGGAAAAGGGGGTTCGGTATGTTGCCTATTCCCGAAACTGGTGCCGCGTTGTATTTCTTCCGTTTTCTTGGGTCGGCGGTTCTTCGGAAAAATGGCGTTGGGCATGTTCGCAATTCAAGCTTAATTTTCCCCGTAGTTTCAATATGTTTTATCGCAATGCAGATTACAATCGTTTGACCACGGTTATTAATCATTGGCAGAACAACGAACAGGATCAGGCAATAGCCTGTTATTTTGAATTCAAACATCCGCTTTTTCAGGAATCATTACGGCACGATATGTATGATTTGAAAGTCTTTTTCCATGACAAAAAACGCCTTTTAGAAACTAAAGATGATTTATCGGAATATAACCGGATCAGGCAAGTTTATTATGATGCTGAAATAGCGCTGCAGGAGTTTTTCTCTATGAAAGAACATGAATATGATATTGAGGAGTTCGCCGTATGACAAATTTTAGCACGCCTTTTGCTTATTTCGTTTTCTTGTCATGGTCATTTTTTATGATGGCTCTGATTGTTTATATTATCGTTTTTAAAATCGCTTATGGATTGCGGTTAATGGAGAAAATGTGAGTTTATTCTTTTCGGTATGGAGCCGAAAAACTCACACAAGGAACGTCAAAAAGAGGAGAAAAATTATGTTTGACGCCCTGAAAAAAGTTGGTTCTGCTTTCGTTGAGAAAGTCGGAAATGTCGGAAAAAGTACAGCAATCATCGGGCTTACCGCTGCCACTGCAGTTTCTGCAATGGCAGAAGAAACTGTTTCTGGATCAATGACTCTTCCGGAAACTGGCGTTGATGTTCCGGAATTGGTGAAACTTGCCGTTACTTCGATGGGGGGAGTGGTTTTGGCTGTTTCTACGGGATATGTGGCTTTTCTTCTTGTGAAGAAAGGTCTCAAGTGGATCGGTCGCTGTCTCGGCTGATGAATTGACAGGGAGAAATACACAATGGAAACGCAAGATTATTCGGTTTTGTTGGATATGATGAAACAGATAATATTTCTGTTGCAGACATTGTGTATTTCTTCTTCTTGTTTATGCGGAGTTGCATTTATGCAGATGATTATTCATACAAAAAATCAGAAAAACATAATTTAATGGTTTGATGATGTTTCGGAATATTTGTTTTCTCCTGATTCTTTGTTCATTTTCAGTTTATGCCGATACGTTCACGGTACCGGATTATTTTTGCAGTAAAAATTCCAAAGTGACATTTTCGGGATCTGCATATGGTTCTTGTCCGTCTGCTTCCTCTTATGATCCTGCATATTCGATTTCTTATGTCATTATAAAATCTTCCGGTGAAACGGAGACAGGAATCTTAGATGGAACCATATCGGGTAATACACGTTCCTTTACATTTGATTTTTCATCGTATGTTTCTATTAGCTGTTCTTCTTTTTGCCGAGGTTGTGGCGGCAGTCATGGAACAGTTTCTTTTTCTTCTTACATACCTTGTGAGAAAAAAGAGTGTCCGGTTCATGGAAATTATTGTGGTCTTCATGATGATTCAGGATTGGATCACACGAAATGTAATGTCTGTATTGCGGAAGGTGGGTATGGATTGAATGACAGCTCAGGTTCCTGTGATGCAGAAACTTGTCCAGTTCATAATAAACTTTTTTGCAAAACGCACAAGCTCCCGGAAGAGCATTATTATGGCACCAAAAAACATAGTAATGATGTAACACATATAAATTGTTTTCAAAATGAGAATGATTTGAATTCATTTCTTGTTGAGACTATGTGTGAATATTGCGGTGATTTTAAATGTGATATTTGCCGTCCGGATTACCATAAAGGCTGTAATGTCTGTTATAATGTAGCAGATTATGCAAAAGGTACTAAAGATTGTATAAAAGCGACTTGTTCGGAACATAATGCAGTATATTGTACGGCTCGTTCTCATGAGAATAAACGCAGTCATTGGGAAGGTATATTGGATCATGGAAATGGAGTTTCTCATAAAAAATGTTTTGAATCAGATAAAGAACGGTTGAAGTTTGAAACTCCGGATTATTGCGAATATTGTGAGGAGTTCAAGTGTGATATTTGCCGTCCGGATTATCATTCTCTTTGTGGAATTTGTGTCGGGATTAAAAAAGATCAAGGATGGGGGAAAGGAAAAGCGGGGTGCGTTGAATCCGTTTGTCCAGTTCATAAGGAACGATATTGCAGTGGACACAATTATCCGGAACATTGGGTCGGGACTTTGACCCATGCAGGAGTAAACGGAGGAACGATAACGCATACTGACTGTTTGGAGAATGAATCTAAACGGGATGATTTTCAGACAAACAATATCTGCGATTATTGCGGTGAAATAGATTGCAAGATATGTAATGCATTCGATCACAGCAAATGTAATCGTTGTATTAATGAGGGCGGGGCAGGGCTTTTAGATTGCACAAAAACAGTTTGCAGTGTTCATAATAAAGAATATTGTGCTACACATAATCCTACTCATTGGGTAGAAACTCTTAATTGTGGTTTCGCAAAACATACCCGCTGCTTCAAGACACAGGATGAAGCATTGGAATTTTTGAAAACAGAGAACTGTGAGTATTGCGGTAAAATTAAGTGTTCAATTTGTGGCGGTCATGACAAGTGCCAAGATTGTGTTAACGGGAATCCTTGCACTCCTACTATTTGTCCGCACTGCAAAGAAACTTATTGTATCAAGCATCATTCTCATAAAACACTGTCATGGACTTGTGACGGACCGGATTGTACGCCCGGCGTTCCCGGTAAGGGAGGAAAGTTGCATACATTGTGTCTGAAAAAACAATCAGATATAGATAACGAGTCTTCTGTTTGGGCGGAAATCCGGGCGAAATGTTCAAAGTGTAGTTTGATTGTTTGTCATATCTGCGGTCATAATGAACAATCTGTTCCGGATAAGGAATGTCCGGAGCTTGACGATTGTCAACCTGTCAGATGTACGGTCTGCGATAAGATTGGCTGTATGGTTCATGATCCACATTTTGCTCTTGAAGTTACCTGTGAAGGGGCAGGGGGAAAAAATTCCAAACCTGTAGCTCACGAGTCATGTTTCAAAACAGAATTGCTTCGGGATCAGGAAAGAAAGAAATATAGTAATCTTCCCCGATGTGCAGTCTGCGGTGTTTTGAAGTGCCCGACTTGCGGTCATAAGTGCGCTTGTCCGAATACGAAACTTTGTGATGTTCGTCCTTGTAATCAGACGAAATCAGACGGTACAATCTGCCGGAATTCTTATTGTGTAGTACATAATGATAAATGCCCGGAATGTGGTTATATCAATCATGATGTGCCGGGAACATTTTGTCCTAATACTCCAAGTTGTGTTTTGGTTAAATGTGAGGTTAAGAAACTTGATGGAACTGTCTGTGGAGAACAGTATTGCAAAGTTCATCAGAAACATTCACATAAAGTCAATATTAATAATGATGGTGAAGAAGAGGAAACGATTACTACGGTTACATTAAAGGAAGTTGAGGAAAATGATTTTTCATTGGATGCGGAAAAATATCCGGCTCTTTCGGAGTTGAAACGTAAATTACTTCCTGATTTTTCGTTTTTGAAAAACCGGGTTTCCGGGACGGAGGTTTTAACATTCAATCTTGGTTTGGAAGGTGTTTTTTCTACAGATGTGGTTTTGGATTTTTCAGATGAAAGATTGGATTATCTTCGTATCTTCTGCTTTAATCTGTCACGGTTGGCTTTTGCTTTATTTTTTGCTTGGTTGATAATACTGGCACTGCGTCAGTGGTAATTAACAGGAGGAAGATTCATGCAGGAAATCTTAGATTTAATCAAGGCAGGTTTTGATGCTCTTATTACATATATAATAGAAGCATTGAAAAGTTTTTTTGAATGGATATTGGATTTTTTTCTGGAGGGGATTAACCTTCTTCTTACCCCGGTAATAGATCTTATTCCGGATTTGTCTGGTTATTGGGGAGATAATTTTTCCGTTTTCTTGTATCATGCTTCGCGGTGGGTTGATCTTTCTTTACTCTCAACTCTTGCGACTTCGTATTTTGTTTTCATTCTTGCCATGATCTGCGTTAAACTGATTATTAAACTTTTCATTCCGACGGTAGGTTAATCTATGGCAATGAACAGTGTTATTACAATAACTACAGGAGTTCCGGGCGCTGGTAAAACTTATGTTCGAGCAGCCCGTTTTCTTGTTGATGATTTTCTGATAAACTCTAATGGAATTCATATCAGCAATTTTCCTTTGAATATTGACGCCATTTCAGAGACTGTTTATAAAAAGTTGCATCGTGGTGGTAAGATTTCCCGTTTTTTTGGTATTAAACATAATAAAACAACATTAGATGATATAAAAAAACGGATAGAAATCATTCCTGATATTGTTCTTCAGTCTTGGAAGTGGGAACGGTCGGGACCTTGGGATTATTTTCGGGGGCGTGATTTACGGTATTGTCATATTGCAATAGATGAAATTCACAATTTTCTTTCTGACAATAAATCTTCTGAATATCTTCAGCGCTGGGATGATTGGCTAGGTGAAGTTCGGCACATGGGCTGTACGTTTGAAGGATTGACCCAGGACATTACCCAGGTCGCACAATGTCTAGTTGGTCGAGCTTCGATTCGTCTTGAAATAGTTCCTTTGGAAACAGTTCGTGATCCATATTTCAATATTCCTCTTGGAGATTGGTATGAGTTGAAAGCCTCTTTGACAGGCGAATATCATAAAACTGTTTGTGAAGTCGAAAAACGGAAAACTGATCGCAGATTTGTAACAAATAGTACACGTCGCTTTTTGGTTGTTCCTGAATATTTTAAATATTATAATTCGTTCTCAGCGTCATTATCAGAAAAAGCTGATGGTGTACAGGATGAAAATAGAGCTCCTCTATATGAGTATCAGAAACGCAGTCGGTTAAGTTTGCTTTTTTGGTTTTGCCGACGGAATTTTTTATCATTGTTTTTTCGTTTTTCCTTTGTAATTCTATTTCTCTGGATCGCTTTTTTCGGTGGCTTTTCTTTTCTGTTTGATGGTTTTATTTCTTATATGAATTCATCTGTTAAGTCGAATAAGTTGGATAATCCGCAGAAAGACAATGCTTCTGTATTTCCTGCAAAAGATAATAGCTCCTTGGTTGTTCCTGTGACGGATTCAGAACTCCAAAAGTTGAAATCTGATCGGGAAACAGAAAAGAAACGTCTTGAGGAAGAAAAGAAAAAGAAAGCAGATGAGGAGCGTTTACGTTTTGAAAAAGATTATAGAATTTCTTTTTTGACTAAGGACTATGTGATTTTCGCGAATGGTAAAGGTTACAAATCAGGAGATGTTATTGATGATGAAAAAAATCCATTGTGTCACGGTAAGCGAGTTGAGAAGATTAATTTTTCTGATCGTGCTGTTAGTTTTGGCGGTTCTTTTGTTTTGCGGATGTAA